TCATTGCCAGCTCTTTTGTCGCTAACTGGTTAAGGTATATTTCGCTGAATTTGGTAGTTGCTTTGGCAAAAAAATTATAAACCGCTATATCTATTTCAAGCACATAATTAAGCACGAAATCCTTTATCTGTACCTCGTTAACCTCATTTATAATATTATTGTAAACCTTAACAAAGGTAAACTCCTTATCATTTAGCTGCACTTTATAAAAGCCGCGATTTTCTAAAAATAGCTTAAACTTATAATCGTTTAAAGATAGCTTGCCATTTTTATCTATATCCCAAAATTTAAGAAAGTCATCCTCAAAGTCGAAATCAATAACCTCATCAATATCCGTATCGCTCAAACCCTCTTTGCGAAACTCCCTCTTCGCCCTCGAGACCCCCTTTTTTAGCACCTCGTGCGCTTCCCTGATGCGGTTATCATCAATTAAAATTAATGTATCAAATTCAGAAGTATTTTTGTACGCACTTCGTATTATAGTTTCAAGTTCACTCGTTGAAAGTCCAGCAGAATAGAAGTTATTAAACAACCCAAGCGCTTCACTTTGTGGCATCCCCGCCCTATTTAAACCGCGTGCAAGTTTGTAAAGGTTGTTATTGCGTTCCCCTACATTGAGAGTAAACTTCTTATTAAACCATTTGATAATAACATCTACCTTTTTATCTGTATCTGTAATTTTAAAATAAGAAGGATATTTATTATTGTGTGTAACTTCAGTATATTCTTTTTTTAGTACCCATTCTTTTGCATTGTGGTTAATAAACAAATCAGGATCATAACTTTCAAAGCAAACTCTTGAAATATCCTTTGTTTTTTTGTCTATTGTACTATCAAAAGTCTCACAAATCGCCTCATAATACTTACTATAATTCGATATATCTTTCGGCACTTTTACAAGTGCTTTTACTCCGTTGCCGCTTGGACTAATAAAAGCCGAATAAATATACTCATTATCTTGCAAACTATCGCGTAAACAAATCGGGTCATCTACATTATCGAAATCAAGGCAGGCAAATCCGGAATGATTTACAATATTTTTTGCGCCACGCTTTGAAAATTCACCAGAAAAGCAAACAGATTTTAATTGCTTTTTTAAATCATCACGCTTTTCTTTATCACTTTCATTCCTAATTTCTTCAATACGCGCCTTGTTTTTGCCACTTTTAAAATAATGCAGCACCTCATCCACTTCTTTGTAGAAAGGATTATAAACTTTATTAATATCTGTAAATATTGTAACCATAATTTAATAAAAAACCATTCTGCTTTTCGCCCCCATCAATGGCTACTCAACAAAATGGTTACATTTTAATTTTGTACTTCGATGGGATTTGAACACAAAAATAAAAAAAGATTTGGAATAAAAAAATAAATTTTAAAAAAAAGCATAACGCAACCTATAACACCGCTCACGTTATTCTGTAACCCTTATAAAATAAGGCATTCAATACACAAAAACAGCAAAACAGCATTTTTTTACATTTTGCCCAAAAAAATTTTTTTTACCCTAATTATAAAATATATATAAAGAATATAGGGTTTTTTTGTGATTTGGTGTAATAAAAAACCGCCCGAAGGCGGTTAATTAGTTGGTTGTTAATTACTTAAAACTCTAAATCATCCTCAACGTCAACTTCTATGTCAGCGATTGGTTTCGCGTTTTTATACTCGTTGATGTATTCTTGAAGTACATTAGCGCATTTAGTAGCCATTGCATCGGCATCTTCGCCAATCGCCTGGCCTAAACTAAATACTGGCACTGCGTAAGAGGTTGCGCCTTTCTTGCCATCGGCTGCAGCGTTAACCTCGATCCATTGATTATCCAGTAGGTGCTTGTTATCGTTGTAAAAATCGCTATACCCTTGTATCTCGATCTTTTTAACGGCTTGTTCTTTTTTAAGGCCGCCAACGGCTGCGCCTTTGAGTTGCAAGTTTGCAAGTGTGCCGTCTTCGAGCATTACATACACGCTTCTAAAGTACACACCGCCTGCCGCTTTTACGGTATCTTTGATATCCTTGTAAAGTCCTTTAGCGATATCGATGCCGGCAAATGTACGAACATTAAGCGGCTCACTACCAAGTGCATAAACCTCATTTGAAATAATGCCCTTGTCGGTTGCACCGTGCCACCCTTTGACGGTGTGATAGTGTTCTAAAAATAGAAACTTAAAAGGAAGTTCAACCTCGATTTCGCTTTCTGTTTCTTTGTTCCAATAAGAAAAACATTTCTTATTCGATTTCCAGTGTAGGAATTTTGTAGCAGGGTTACTGCTCGCTTTTGTTGGGCGTTCTAATCGTGCCATAATAAATATAAATTAATGCGTTAAAATTAAAGTTGGTTAACGCTTCCAACGGTTATATATGACTTTGTTATTTTGATTTCCGGAAGCGGATGCAGCTCGCCGTTTTCATCCACCCAATAGGTAATGCCTTCCACGTTTGTGGTTTGAACAATTCCCTTTTGCACCCCGATAAAAGCTGACTTGTATTTGTCGGCAACCTTTTTAAGTTCAACGCTTAATGCATCGTATTCAGGGATGCCTTTGCATTCATAAGTAGTGCGACCGTTAACGTGCTTAATTTCGTGACCTTTGTAGTTATTGCCGTATTGCTCGGCAAGTTCGGCAATTTTGTCGATATTAATCTGCTCGAAGTCCTTTGTAATTTCTATTATCAGTTCGGCTTGCTTGCGATGTTTACGCATTTCAATTAATGCGTCTAAATGTGATAGTTCGCCGTTATCGATTTGATGAATAGTGTTAATCAGTTCATCTTGTAGCTGGATGTAGAGCTCGCTCGTTTTACCCATTTTTTAAAGTTTTTAAAGTTAATTATGATTAATGATGTTGCTATTATAGCACCCCCAAATATACCAATTAAAAGCGGAATTATTTGCATTGTTTCCAAATATTTAGTTCGTTTAACTGGTTATTCATTTCTTGCTTTTCAATTTCGCAAGCGTGCATCAGTTTGTCGATTGCTTCTGTCTTTTCGTTTATCGCATCGCGCAAAGCGGCTCTTAATACGGTCAAATCTTTAAAGCGGTCGCCCTCATTACTAAACTCGTTGTAAAATTGCGAGGTGCGTGTTGCTTCAATTTCTAATTCTATGGCTGCGATGCGCTTGGCTATCTTCTCAACCCTTTTATATTGCTTTCTCATAGCTTTATGCCTAATAAAATGCCTGCATTAAAAAGCTGCAACGCTTTTAAATTGTCGAAATCGTTAATCGTTACATTCACAGAGCCATCAACATCATTTGTTATAATGATATCAGTAATGAATTGTTTTAAATGGTCTGCCCTTTCGGTTGTTGTTGGAAAATTAATGCTCATAATTTTTAAGTATTTGATAAATTTTTAAACTTACTTCTTTGACTTTATCCGCTGGAATGCGGAACGCTTTAATGATTGCCCCATTCGGGTACTTGGATTTGCGTCCTACTTTTTTTAAACCTCTTTCCATTCACTAACTGGCTTTAGTATTTTGTAATTTAATGACTTCAACAATGCAACGGCTTTTTCTTCATCATTGGTTTCTTTTTCAAAAGTAACTGCTTTTTTCTTTCGCCATAATCTTTTTCCGTCTCTGTAAGTATTTGATAATAAAAAATTAAACATTCTGCCTGATACTATTGATGCTTCGGTTGCACCGTTTTCTCTCGCTCTCAAACTAAATTCATTACTTGTAAATTCAGTTTTCATTTCTTGAAGTGTTTTACTAAATGCATTCATCGTTGTCCCTGATTATTTGATTAATTAAAGTCTGCTTTGCCTGCTCTTGCGTTTCATAAAATTTGTCCTCATTGTGGTACAAATCATATCCATCATCAAAAGCTGCATCAATAGCCATTGAATTGGTTGTGGTTGTCGCTAAAATGCGGTTGTTGATTTCTGCGGTTATAATGTAATAACCCGCGCTGATTGGTCTAAATCGTAACATATTATTAAGTGTTTTAATTATGTGCGTTAAGGATGCGCACCCCCCTTTTTTTTATGCGTTGTCTCTGATTATTTGGTTTAACAATGCTTGTTGTGCTTCCTCTTGGCTTTCATAAAAGTTGTCCTCAAAGGTAAAATTGTCATCGAAAGCGATGTCGATGGCTTCAGAGTTTGTTGTAGTAGTTGACAAAAAGCGGTCATTAATTTCTGTACTAATGATCCAATGACCTGCTCCGATTACTTTGTGATAAATTTTTGTTTCCATTTTTTTAAGTGTTTTAATTTGATAGAGCAAATATAGTAATACGAATTTAATTAGTAATACTAAATATAAACTTTAACAAAATTTTAACATTTAAGGGTTTACCTTTGTCTTATGGCTGATATAACCAAATGCTCAAACAACGCTTGTCCTCTACGGCATACGTGCCTACGGCATACTGCTGAAAATGGTGTATGGCAAAGTTACACCTACTTTAAATTTAGAGTGGATAACGAAGAAGTGGAATGCGACTACTATATTGATGATAGTCGGTTTAGTTCCTGATTTAAATAGAACATCGCCTTTTTAAGATCCTCGATTTCATTGTGCTTCTTACCGGCTCTTAAAACGTATTTTATAACGTTACCCCTATTGAAGTTTAGATCGTGCGCGAGAATTATTTTAATTGCTTCGTAAGGGTTACTCTCGCCACCATAGTGCTGCGGATGGTTTACTGCTTCCATTTTAATGCGTTAAGGTAAATGTATATTCTAAATTCTGTTTGTCATTATAATAAACGGTCATAAAACAACTGCCCAAGTATTTAGGCATCCCGATTTTCTCAACTGCCCAACCTTTGCCAGTTTCAAACTCTTCCTTATAAGTACCGGTTTTAATATGCCATTGATTGCGGACTTCTACCTTTCTTTTATATTCGTTCATCCGTAGCTGTGGATGGTTCATAATAAATCCATCGTGTGTGTGCCCACTTATAACCACATCGGCATCAGGATAAATTGAAGAGTGCCTAACTACTGATAATGCGCCTTTAGTGATTACACCGCCCCAATGGCCGTGATCGTATGCGATGTTTAAACTCTTGGCGTGCGCTGAATTGCGGCTGAACGATAAAGTAAGATAACCCATATATTCCCCTAACTGGATGCGACTACCAGCAAGGGTGTTAATGCGTTCCACAAGTCTTTGCAATATATCGGTTTCAATTCTACTACTTACACCAGTTTCGTGGTTGCCCTTATTGATTTGCAAAATGTTATGTGCATAAGGCAGCATTTTTTGAGCAGTATCATTTATAACCAAATCGATATAACTATCTCCGTTGTGTTCAGGTAGTATTGCAGATTTATTTTTTCTTGGATCATATTTCCCCTGCATCAGACAAAGCATATCCCCGTTTATAATAATTAAACCGCCCTTTTCTTTGCAGTAATCTAAATGCTTGAAAAGAAGCGGTCTGTTTGTTTTTGGGTTATCGAAATGCCAGTCACTCGTTAACATTATTAACTGCTCGAATTTGGTACTGCCGTTACTTATCGTGTAGCGGTGGTAATTCGATGCGTGCTGATGCGGGGTTATCTCCATAATTGGAATTTAAATGTCCGTTGTAGGTATATGATAAATAAGATAATCAATATAATAAACCAAAAAATGAATTGGTAATGTATAGGCACTTTGCGCTCAACGTCTTTTTTCTCTTGCTTTTGTTCAGACTTTACCGTTGTTTTGGTCTTGTCTTCAAACACCTTAATCTCTTCTTGGTTCCGTTTTGCGTTAGTATATTTTACTTTTGCATTTTTAACCTTTGTAACCTTTCCATTTTGGTCGGTTATAACCACCTCTTTATCCTCGTTTATAGGCACTATCTCAACCTCAACTATACTATCTGTCTTTTTTATTATTTGTACCTCTGTAATGGCTTTATTTTCGGTTAAATCTACCTTTGCTGCTTCGGTTTGCTTTTGCACTTTTGCAGAACGGCAACCTGCTAACAATAAAATAAGTATTAAATATCTCATAATTTAGGGTAAGTATAAACTTTTCCGTTTATAGTTTCCGTAAAAGTAGGTAGTTTTTGCAAGCTTCTCCAATTATGCCCGAAAGTTTTTTCAAAATGCGGTAAATCAACAAACTTTTTCCAGTCGCCACCCCAAGACCAACCAAGTGATTTAAAGTGATCCACTACTTCCATCCAATCCGCTTTGCCATCGCCATCAAAATCAATCTTATCATTCCAAACTGCTTCCTCAAACACACCATCTTTATTACGGTCAAGTAGTAAAACAATATCAAAAGCAAGTGAATAGTTATGTATTGATTGCCCAGCGTTGGCGTTGGTCACTTTATTGAGCCGTCTGCCGCGTTCATTGTATAAACGAGTGCGCCCGAATGAGTAAAGGAATGCCTGCTCTTCATTTGTCCTTGTAGTATAGGCAAACCTTAACCGTACACCTTTGCCAAGTAGTTTGTTGTTGATGTGGTTATAAGCCGCTAACACTTCCGCCCTGACTTTCGGGTGTAATGTCGCTATACGGTCGATTGTAATTTTGTCCATAATCTATTTTTTTATTCCAAATATTCATAGCTGCCTGCCCACTTGATAAAGCCACAAATCCAAAAAATACATCAATAGCATAGTGATTGACTTCCTTTGTCAAAACTATAAAAAAGCCAGTTATAATTGTGCAAACAAAAGCTACAAACATAGTTAACGCTTGCTTATCCCATTTGCCGCTTGGCTTTTTTAAAGTGTCATTGATTATTTTCATTGTTCTTTTTTTCCATAATATACCAACGGCGGGCGGTATAAAGTATCGTTAAAACAACTGCCGTAAACTGCAAAAATACGGTCACGTTTGAAAGCGTTAACGCGGTTGTAATTCCAACGGCAATCGCTGGTTTTGCATCAAGATTGTTCATAGTAGGTTAGCAAGCAAAAGAGTTATAAGTCCGTATGTTAAACCGCCGTAAAAGCCGAAGCGTATATCGCGATTATCGAAATCCACACCGTATTGGTCGGCAAAATAAACTTCTCTCATTAAGTTAATCCATAAACCAATAAACGCGCTTGCAATTACAAGCACAATTTGATCAAACAATGGCGCATAAAAAAAGCCGTTAATAAGGTAACCTAAAGCGGTTATGCAAAAGCAAATTAATCCGGTCAAATTGAAGTGAAGAAACCGCCTGCCGTGCGCCAGTATTTCGCGCCCAGTTTTGGTAGTTAACAATTTAAAGTCAATACCAACTCCATTAAGCAAATCGCCACCGCTGCGCTTGTTCAAAAAATAAGTGAACGCGGCAAATGTTATAAGTACAATTAATTGTTCCACGCTGCTACAAATAGATTATCCAGTTCCAATTGCGATATTCCAAACACGCCAGCCATTAAGTTTAAATGCTCATCATTTCGGTCGAAGTCTTGGCTCAAATCAAATTTAATTAAAATGATTTCTTTTAAATCATTATCCTCGATTTGATTAATAGCATCATAAACCATCGAGCGAGTAATACCGATATTATAAAGCGCAAGAAAAAACCGCATTTTAGTAGCCGTTTGTGGTACTGCTGCCTTTCTTGCGTCTTCAAGTTCTTGCTCGGTTGCAGCTTCGTAAAATTCGCGCGTTGCAGGGTTATAACGCGGCTTTAAAAAATTATCTGTGTATAGCAGCGTTGTACTATTTGCGGGTGCGCTTTCGTGGTATTCACACCAAAAGCTGCCGTCATTGTCGTAAATCGTGTATAGTGTCATTATATTCGTGTTATTTGTGCGCTTTCTATTGCCGTTTGTTGCCCGCTTGATGCCAATTCACAAGCGATTATTATGTACTGGTCGCTTGAAAAGGTTACTGCTGACGATGCAAGCGCAACCGTTGCCGCGCCGGTATATTCAGTTAACCCGCTTGTTGTTGCTGGAAAATGCAATAGGTTACCACTTCTTCTGTGAAACCTACGGCGAAATCCGAAATTTTGGGCGTTTGCTGCTGATCCTAATTGATAATATGCGATTTGCGTTGCGCCCGTTAAACTTGCTGATGTGTTTATATAAATTCGCCAGTTAACTGCCCCTGATGTGGCATTTAATTTAGATGCTTTAAATTCAAATTCAATAGTTTGGTTATCGGCTATTGAGTTGGCACTAATTAAATAAGAAGTTAAAAGAGTGTTTGCAGTTGTTCCGGTATGCGTTGCTGATAGTACGTTTGTACTATGTAGCATTGACACCTTATTATTAAAAGTAGTCCAGTCCGCACTTGATAAAGCACCGCGATTAGTTGCTGATGCGGTTGGTATATTTAAAGTAATTGAACCGCTTGTGGTTACTGGCGATCCGCTTACATTTATATCAGTTCCCGTAGTGCCTGCGGTCAAACCCACTGATGTGACCGTTCCACTTCCTGCGGTTATGTCACTTGTCATTGCAACCGTTCCACCTTTAGCAGGCCAGTTAACCTGAAAATTATCTGTACTTCCTAAAGTCGGAAAATTAAAAGTTTGTTGACCATCGCCATAATTCCATTGCTGCTTAATAATAGATCCGGCATTATTACCGTAGCAAATCGTGGTAAGTGAATTCAAAACGCTTGTACTATTTTCGCCCTGAATTACTAACTGCTGCCCATTAATTTGAACACCATCATTTGCCCCAGTTGCAGTTTTAAAAGTTTCGAAAACATCCTCATCAAATACCACCTCCCCCGTAATCGGTGCGCCAACATCTGTGCCTGCAAGCGGCACGAAAAGACCATCGTAAACCTCTGTAAAATTATCGTTTACCTTATCAAAGGCATCCCGTACGGTGTCGCCCGTTCCATCATTGGGCGATGTGCCGATGTTAATTATTTGTTGTGCCATTTTTTTTACTTAAGTATACGTTTATTTTCTCGATTATTTTACGATCCTTACAAGTCGCAGGGATAGTCGAGTTCCCAGACATTCTCGTTGTTTGAACCTCTTTCATATTTATTTGTTCGTTTGAAATACCATCCACTTGTTGACGTGCTTCTGTTTGGCGGTATTATATCGTTTTGGTCGGTTGTAAATTCCGGTATATTATTTTTTCTTAAAAACCGTTCCATTCTTTGAATGTACATATCAGCTTTGGCTCGCTGATTTTGCACCAAAAAATCAACTTCATTCTTTTCTACTGGTGTACCGTTTACTGGTGTATGCTTACTGATGCCACCGTTTGTAATTTGGTAGGCAGCACATAGCAAATATTCAACTGCCGCCTGATGAATGATTGCAGGCCTTAAATATTCCTTGTATAAAGTAAGGTATAAACCAGCAAAGCCGAAATCTTGGTCGGTGTCATCATAATCATCACGCATCTTAACATAAAGCAACTCGCCTAAAATTTCCTCAATTCGTGAAAGTTGTGCGTCTTGTATGCAAACCCTATATCTGTCAACATCGATATTGCCACCTAAAGGGGTGTTATTTACAATATCGTTATCTGTTAAAAGTAATTTTTCCATTATCGTGGTAAATATCCGTTATTAGGCATATCTATAGGTTTTTTGGTAATTAATGGATCTTGTGAGGGTAGTTCAGCGGCTGCCCTTTCTTGCGGCTCAAGTTCCTTAATTATCCTTTGAGCATCTTTTACAAATATGCTTTCATTATTTCTTTTTAAATAAACTTGTCGCTGCCAAAAATGCTTACAATTTGGGCCGCCTTTGTAAAATAGAATTTCGTAAGTATCACTACCAAATGGCCCAAATCCCGGATTTACCGCTTTGCTCGCTGCAAGTTCTAAATCCTCTTTGCGATACACCTTTCCCGCATTCATCATTTTTTTACAAAACTCTCTTTGCGGCTTTAAACTTCCCGCATAAACATACCGCACCTTAAAAAGTGAAGTATCTATTTCGCTTTTAACATTTGGGAATGAAGACGGTACTTTCGCTAATTGAATGTGTAAATTCAACTGCGTTTCAGTAACATCATTTTCGCCTGCTTCCTTTTCATCTATAAGTTCCCACTCATCCGTATCTATAACCTCGCCAAGTTCAGTAATAAAGTCAGCAATTAAAGGGTCTGTACCCACTTCATCTTTGCTCATTTTAACTTCTGTGGAATGCTCTGCAGGTTTGCGTAGTGGTATGAAATCCAAATCAATAACCAACCCCGCAGTGTTAAATATTTCCATCAGGCAGTCAAGAATGACCTCTTTTTTTGGTTGGATAACATTTATCATTAATTCATCAAAAGCCGCCTGCATTTCTTGGGCGTTGTTGCCCAGTCCGGTGTTATCTTTGATACCAAACAAAATAGGCGATGTCACGCGGTGTGCAATTAATAACTTTTGTACGGCTTCTTTATTCAATACCTCATATTGCTGATGCGCGTCTGCTATTGGTATGCTTTCAATACTTGCAGCATTATCTTTGTTATCGTTAAAAGCTAAAATAAACTTACCAGCGTTTCCGCTTCCGCATAGTTTATCCTCAATGTCTAAACGGATTTCTTCTTTTATGTCCTCGCTTTCCGGTTGGCCGTTGTTCATATTTAAAACAAACCCCGCGCTGAAACCGTTTTTAATGTGGCTAATAGAATAGTTTGCGATTTCCTCTTCCAATTCAGCATAAGGCAGGCCAGCTAAATAACTTGGATCAGCGTAGTATTTTTTTCCGGGCTGATATGATGTAATAACATAAATCTGCGAGCCGGTGCTTGGCTCTTCAAATCCCCACGCTGGTATTCTTTCGGGTTTATTTTTTACAACATCGCTAAAATCGGCACTATAATAATAAGCGGTTATGTCGCCATCCTCATTAATCTTTT